AGAAGAACTTTCTTCTCATACCAAGACGTCATGTTCGCTCTTAGGAAGAGTGGAGTGTGGTCGTCAAGCTTTTCTTGCATTTTTGCTTCAAAACCTGACGCTTGTTTTCCATACTTTGATCTCCTTTCGAGTGCCTTAACCTTACCCATCAATGGGTCCGGAGATTCGAAATTATCGTGAGAACCTTCTTTCCTGAATTGGTTGAAGAGTCTCATTCTTGGACAATCTAAAAAGATTGTTGGCGAGTACTGAGGTGCTAGCCCAAAGTCCTGACAGTAGTGCACATAGTGCCTGCTTATTCTGTACTTTTCCCAAGAAATCTCAAATCCCATTGATTCTAAGGCCTTCGGTATCATCATTAGAGCTTCCACAGAAGGAGAAATCCCTGTGTGGTCATCTCCTGCACAGCCGAAGTGCCAGATCTTTCTACTTCCCCAGGTCGCGAACGTGTGCGATTGCGCATTTCGCATTGACTTTGGGTCTAACATTTGCTTGACATTGCTGTTTCCAAATTTGGCACAGTTGAATGCCGCAAGCGTTGAAGCAGTCAGTACTGACTTTGTCAGAGGTTCTCCCATGAGTACACCGACAGTTGTGGTGAACTCATAAAGATCCTTCTCGACTCTTCTTAGTTTTGACCGGACTTCAGCACTCAATCTTCTGAACTCTCGACATCTCAGTTTTATCTGGACGTCGCGTGGAGAGCAGAGTATTGCGCTGCAGTCCAGCAGATAGTCTGCTGTCGGTCTTGAGATCAAACCAACGGTGTGGAGACCAGTTATTAAACCGGTCATCAGACCGAACGAGGCGTCATGCCTGGCCCTGTCCGTTGCAGAGGTTAGATCTGACGTGCTTATGAAGAGATCTTCAAGTTTCTTCTTCGAATGATGATTCGAAAAGCTTTGACCAAATCGATAGAGATGATCTGATTCCTTTAACCCAACATGGGCTCCAGGAATCATACTTAAGAAGTCTCCTACCATATGTCCCGCAGGGGACAGGTAAGTATACAACCAAGTTGGCCCTGATGTTACAGGCCTGAGTTTTCCTCCAGGCTCCGAAACCAGAGCGACTTTGACCTTAAGGTTTTGAGTGGTCTTTCTCCACTCCTCCTTTTGGAGAGATGACCAGACTAGTAGGAGTCTACCAAGTCTGGTGTCTATACCTGAGGCAAAGTCTCCCGAATCTTCGGGTTTCTTGTACCAAGCTTTAATTTCTTCAGCAAATGATTCTGAGGGGTGTTCTGTTTCTAGATAAGCAATCTTCCAAACTTGTTGGATTGCTTGCTCTTCGTTACAGATCACGTTTGAGAACGGGTCGTAGACCTTCTTGTTTATCAGATCCAGTCCTGAATCACAAATTCTTGTGTTTAGGAATGTTCTGAAAGAAGTCGGTCCCTCGTCCTCCAACGTGTTCCACTTGCCCCCGTTTTGTCTGGTGTATTCCATTGATGCACCGGAACTTAGCGAGGTATGCGTCTGGAGTTTTCGAGGGTCGAATTCGACCTCCCTTTTCTCCATTTGGCCTTTGATATCTTTGGCTATAGACGTACCTAGAATCGAACAAGATACTTCTAACATTTCATCCTTGTCTATCAACGTTGTTAGACCTTTTATAAAGTCTTCAACTTTCTTCTCCTTCAAGTTTCTGCTTGGAGGGGGAAAAGATCTTGATTGCAAGATCGGTGATGCAAGGTAGATTTTTGCGACAATGCTTTCTTCCGGACCGAAATCTTCGAGCCCGAAAGACACTGACTCACGGAAGATCCGCAATAGATCGCTTGCCAACGGGTTGGCAGCGACCTCTTGACGTATCTTTACGCGTGCAGGTTCATTAGCAAGTTGGTCCTCGAATATTTCCTCTTGTAGGATTGTAGACGCGGATTTCCAAGCTTTTGTAAAAGCATCAGTCCCAAACATCAGAATGTTTGTGATCAAAATCTCTGAATTGGCTTTAAGATTTCCAATCTTAAAGTCAGACGAGACATATAACGCTGAAACGGCAGTCCGGTAAGTTAGCAGTTCTCTGCTATCTCTCCGAGACATTAGCGAGACAATTCTCGCGGTAATGTCTATCTTCACTGTTGCCAGTAATGGCAAACGTTTGAACCAGCGTCGTGTTTTTGCCCTAGATCGAATTAAATCTCCGATCTTACCTTGTTTACCTCCTTCCTCGAATCTTTCTTGGCAGTAGGGTCTAAGGACCTGCAGGTAAGAGAACATCTCTTTAACTGTAGATGGGACATCTGGCTGACCTACACTTTGGTGGTTGGCTAGAGGCCATGGACTGATATGTCTCAATCTCATGATTTCTATCAACGCAAGTTTATCCATAGTGCGGTCTAACCGGG